TGGGGTGCCACCTTACGTCTGTACTCAGCGGACAACGTCCTGCTGGAGACGCTGGAAATCCTGAACGAGCAAAACCCAGCGTGGACGGCCCAGTTCGTCGCCTGGGGAAGCACTGTCCTCCACGGCGACGGCCACCAATATCTGGATGACATGTATGTGTCCGACGACTGGCCTGGCCCAGGTCAGTGCGGAGCGAGGAACTACGCCACGGGCGTGGGCGACCCTGACGACTGGTCGGCAAGTGCGGGCACCAAACCCGCCTGCGTGGATGAATACCCGGCTGATGATGAGGGAAGTTACGTTTACGGGGCGGGCGCTCTTGTTGACCAACTGTTTACCCACGGCGCTCAGGGTGGCTATGCAGGAGCCGAAAGCATCAACGCGGTCATCTACTGGGGCCGCGCAAGGGCTGTGACCGCTAGTGCCTTCTTCCGCATAATGAAGTCAGGGGCCACAACCGTTCAGTCGTATGGCGGCATTGGCCTCACTTACCTTTGGGTCTATCCGCTAATCCGCGACCTCAACCCTGATACAAGCGCAGCCTGGACGGAAGATGCTGTTGATGCCCTGCAATTTGGTGCCAGAGCGCTGGGATCGCCTGATAACGAGAGGCGCTACACGTCTGGCTTCATCATGGTGGACTATGTGCCTGGGGAAGCTGCGGGGCAGATCAAGACGATAGCGGGCGTGGCCTGGCCCGACGTGAAGAGCGTGGCAGGCGTGGCGGTGGCGGATATTAGTGAGATCGCCGGAGTTGCGGCGAACTAAAAGAGATCACAATGGTCTCTTTTTTGACATGGGATACGCTCACACTGAAGCCGAAGGTTGCCGCCTAGACTCCCTACGCTGCGCCACGAACTGAAAGAGCCAAGGGGCCGGCATGGTCGTAATACACCGTTCCCCACCACCCCAAAAGCAGATCGTGACCTCATTTCTGTCTAAGTACCATACCTGGTTGCCGGTGGAGACGGGGTACACCGTGCCGTTGACCTCTATTCTGTCCTTGCGGCTGGCCCAATTCCGAACGATTGGAAAGTAATCACGTACACGCATCGGCGCAACATGCCGATGCAACTCCATGCGACGCGGGCCATCATCCTCGCATTGCCAACGCGGGTTGTTGGCTAGAACGAGGAGGAGCCGACGACCGTGAAGGTTCACCTCGCAACCTCGCTAAGTAGGCCCTCTAACGAGTAGTAAACCGCCAGGCCCAACTCCCGCGCCCGGTGCAGCTCGCGCTTGGCGCCCGCGCTTTCCTTCCAACCCGGCAGCATAAGGATGTCCGTACAGGCGTCCAGCATCCGCAGGTCGGCTTGTAGATATAGCTCTGGTGGCGTGGTGCTTTTAACCTCAAAGTGCGCCGTGTTCAGGTGCGGACAGAACACCCCGAACCCCGCATCCCACAATGCTATGGCTGCTTTCTCTGCCTGCCGGATGTTGGCCTCGATCTCGTTGTAGGATGCGCCGTCTCTTGTCTTGCCCCGATAAGGCCCCGCCAGGTAAACTATTCTCATCCCAATCACCCTACATATTTTGCGAGAATATACGCGTCTTCTCAACGCAGCCCCACGGAATCTTTAGAAGCCCGCCCATAGACCCGTCATTATCGTACGTGAGCGCTAGATAGAGGTACTTAGCGTCAAACTTCACCAGAAAGCCCACGCTCGTCCGTGGCGGCTCCGGCCCAATCTCCCCAACTTCGATAAGCGACCTACTATCGTGCCACGCATCGAGCCATGTAACTTGGCAGGGTCTAGGGGGGCTTACTATTGCCACCCGATTGCCTCCTTGAGTTCGGCGTAGATGTCGTCCAACGAACGCGAACGTGGCGCGTAGATAGAAACGTCGAAGTCCCTGTAGGAGTCGAGGTCTGTTTCGGACGGGTGTGAGGCAGCGACACGAGCAACATCGCCCAACATGCCACCCTCCAAGAGATAGTCCATGCCTTCGTCCAGCGCCACTGTTAGCCGCACTAACACGAACCCTTCGCGTTTCAATACCCGCGCCTCGTTCTGGTAACGAAGGTCGTCAACCACTATTCGCTTTGAGCGATCCTCTGGCACACGCACCAAGAGCTTGCGTATCCAGTAGCCCTCGCTCTGATAGCGCCGGGCCGAACCCCACTCCTGCATCAGCGCACGCCAACGAGTTTTATCGTCCTCAAAGTCGAACATAGAAACGTCCAAGAGTTCCGCCAGCTCTTCCTTGAGACGCCGCGCGAAACTCATGTGCTGGAACCCGAAGTCGGCAGCGAGCCGCTTGGCCAACGCCGTCTTGCCCGAGCCCGCCTTGCCAGACAGAGCGATGCGCGTCGGCGGGCCCTCTCGTACTGCCGCTGGCATAATGAAGGACTGCTTCTCAGCAACTGCAACCATTACCCCGATCCCCCTTTAGTCCAACCCCGGTATCCTTTGCCCAAGAATCCGACTTCGCCAACTAATGCGTTCCAATGAGGATGCCTCTCCCAGCCCACCCATAGTTCGTGCCCATTAGCGCGTAAGAGAACCGCGAAGGGAAACTTGGCCGCGAATGGCAAGGCCGAGGTAGGCAGTTCCCCTATTGCTATCCTCACAACCTCGACGATCCCGCGTACCCTGCTCATGTCCCCCTCAGTCCCTCCTAATCGAAAGACAGGTTTGCTATTACGAAGATGCCAGCGATGCCACCAACCAATATGCCGATAATCGCAAATACACCACCGCCGGCGCCTGAGTCACCAATCCTATTTATTGCACCAGTTGCGAAGCCAGTTGCCACACTGGCCGTCCAGCCGACAGTCATAAAGCCAAGCAAAATAAATAGCCCCTTAAAGTCTCTCATGCGAACCTCAATCCCGCCCCTCGTTTCGCAACGGCTCTGGATGTTCCGCGCGTTCGTCCTCGCGCCCCCGCTCATAGCCGTTGGCAAAGCAGGAGCAGTCATCGTTCGTGCAGCCGCCAGATACGTGCTGGTAGACGCCAAGGTTCTCGACGAGGAGGTAAAATAACTCCCATGCTTCCTTACGTGGCATCCGAAACGGCACTGTAAACTCTGGATAACGCCTCCTGCTACCTAGCATAGAACTCCCCCTCAGCCCGAAAGCCCGTCGGATAAACCTGTACGGGGACTAGGTGCAGCTTGTTTTTGTGCACTACTCCGTAGGTGAAGGCCTGCTGCCAGTTCGGGAAGGGCGCATACTCAAGCCCTAGCAGGCACAGGCAACCATTCTCGATGTACGTGTGGGAGCCGCGTGCGTCGGTCCAAGAGTAAGACGAGCAGCGGTGCGTGTGACCGCAGAGGCCAGACGAGCCAGTGGCTATCGCCATCCAGCGGCTAACGTTGATGGGGTAAGCCTTAGATGTGCCTGCCTTCTGACCGTGCTCGATCCGATAGCCTAGCAGATCGAGGACGCTGCCGTACTCCAAGGTCTCAAAGCCGAATTCGTCCAGCCGCAGCAGTTGCTCTAACTTGAGCCCACGCAGGCCGGCAAACTCTGGCCCGAATCTCCAGAGCCAGCGGCGTAATCGATCCTCGTGATTGCCCAAGATTTTCACACGCCGCGCGTCCGGGTTAGCGTTGGCCCGCGCCTCGTACCAGCGACCCGTATCATCTAGTTCATGCTGCAAGTGGAACCTGCGCGACGGATTCTTGTCGAACGTGCTGATCGTATAGAGATCGGCAGTGTCGCCGTTGTAGACCTCAAGATCAGGGGCAAACTCGTCCCAGAAGCGCTCCACGGCGCTAAGCGTTCTGGGATCATGGAAAGGACGGTGCAAGTCGTTGACGATGATAACCTTGTAGCCATCTGGGGCACGAGAGATGTGGAGTTCCCTGAACTCGCGCTCTAACTCGAATAGCGCAGGCTCGCGCACGCGCTGCCGTTGCCGCCTAGCCTCATCGCGGCAATGACGACAATACTTATCGACACGCCTATAGGCGTCGAAGGTGCCGCCGCAACTCTCACACGTCTTCTGGAACGCCACTAGAGGTCTCTCAGTCCCTCTTGCAACACCCGCAGAAGAATCTTCACGTCGTCAAGCCGAGCAGCATTCGCCACCTCAGCGTCCTCGAAGGCCTTGAGGCGACGGGCGTTTTCGATCTCACCCTCGATGTAGCCGTCCAGACGACGCTCAATGTGCCCGAGAAAAGCAAGCACTCCTTCCGCTAGATGTGGTTGCCGCTGTTTCTTCGTGAACGGAATGCGCATTACGTCCCCTTGTTCGCCTTCCGATACGCCAACACACCCACCAGCGTCGGTGCCATGAGCCACGACACCAGCTGGGCCTCTTCGGGCACGAAGGTGCCCCAGCCCTGCGAGTAAGCGACGAGAAGCGCCGCGTAGCCCACGACCATAGCGGCGAACGGTGCCGCGACCTCTTTTATCAACACCTTCAGTTCGTCCACACTGTACCCCCTACCACTTATCGAACCCCACAGTAATGGTGAAGAAGCCCACGTAAACGTAGAGCTCTATGTCGCGTTCCCTCAATGGCGAGAAAAACAACTGGGCGCCAAGCTGAAAGCAATCGGTGCCGAGCGAAAAGTGGAACTTCCAACCCCTTGGCAACGGGACCTCAAACCGTCCATTCATGTCAGCCTCCTAAAGTAGAATCTCCCCAGCCATTAGCTTGTAAATACCAGCCCCTATGTTCACGATCTTGTCGTGCTGTGGCTCTAGGAACCAAAAGCCCTCTGGTAGGATGATGGCGTTGTAGGCGTGTCCAGCCGAGTCGTCGATAACGTAGGCGCAGGAGTTGATGCCCATCGAGCGGAAGTCCTGGCGCAATGCCTCGGCGAAGTCGTCGCAGTCGAACTTGTCCTTGACATAGGGGAAGGTATTGACGATGCTGTGTTCCACGATTCTCAGGGCATCGCGTGGGCTAGGAAGCCAGTATTTGCCATCGAGCGTCCGCCTTCTGACGGTGCTTCCGTAGGCGGGGATGGCCTTTGCCAGTGCGTTGTTAATGAAGGCGTTGTCAACAACCGTGAGAGAGTCAAGGAGCGTTAATGGCGAACCCTGCTCCGCGATCCAGAACTTCCCCCCATTGGGAGCCAAGCGTTCGTTGTTGAAGGCCCGCATGGCTTGTGAGAGTTCTGCACACCTAGCCCGCTCATTAGCTATGTCCTCTGTCTGACTGTGACGGCAGTCGCGCAGCCAGGCAAGCTCTACAGCCATGAGATTGGTGAGGAGCGCAACGTCCTTCAGCCCCCAATGTCTGAAATCATCAGCCATGACCTCTTGTCCTTCCGGCCAGTACCGTTTGACTGTATCCCGCACCCGATTCAGCGCCCCTTGTGCATCATTCAAGTGCGCGATTGTGTCATTCAGGTGATTCATCATTCACCCCACTTTACCTGAGTTCCGCCCCGCCGCCCATTGCACGAAACAACCAATGGCGCCATAGCGCGCCAAGAGCCTGGGCGTGTGCCACTCGCTCTGTATCCATTGCTCTTCTAGCCGCTCAAGTATGTCGTGGTCTCCAGCGTAGGCGGCGCGACGCAGCCTTGACCACCGGGACTCATCCCTAGAGAGTAACCCGCGTTCCTGCAAGGCCGCTGCCGTCTGCCGCACGGACCTTCCGGGCTCTTCAAGCACCGTATTCGCCGCCTGCCGTCTAGCTTCCTCGCGACTAAGGATGCCGTTCTTGTCCTCAGCTCGCCAGATAAGACCGACGACGGTCGGATTGAGCATCCGCAGACCTTCCGATTGATCGGAAAGCTCGGTCTTAACGAGTTCCCAATCATTGGCATACTGATAGATTTGGCTCTTCTGGGGCCGTATGCCCCACAACGTGTCAATCCTCTCGGCGGCGACCTTCGCCCACCCCTCGCGCCAACCGTAGCGCACCTTAATGGCGTAACAGAGAACGCGCTTGACCCAACCGCCACGGTCGACGGCCTCCCAAACGACAGCAAGCGTACCGAAGAGTGAGTCGTCATCGGCTCGCAGGGCGGCTTGCTCCAACCGTTCCAACGCTGCGGGCGAATCGAGCTTTTGCACAGGCAGAACGAGGGGCCGCGGATTTGCCGGCACCGCGCCGAGCCAGTTGCCTTTCAGGTCGTAGCCAACGAGGAAGTCGCCCTCGCGGACGAGCCTAGCGTGATATTCGTCGAACCGGAGATCGCAGGAAGAACAGAGGCGGATGGTTTCCTTTCCCCCCTGCGAGCGCTTCTTGAGCGCGTGGGAGTCAACAAGCCCTTCGTTCGTACCACACCATAAGCAGGTATCAGTCATTCGCCGGGTTCCCTTGGCGGGATGGGATTGCCGTCCGCGTCCGCCTCCCTCCCACAATAGCGCCGCTGACCCGATGCGGGGTCCGTCCACGAGTAGGTGCAGTAATAGCCTTCGTGCTTCTTGCTCGGCCTCATCTGGCGGTCGGGGTGTACGGGGCAGTAAGGAGCGCCAGCCGTCGCTGGTGTCGTCTTGTCGGGCGGCGACCCACCGCCACGCGGTTTGCCGTTTACGCCCTTGACCGCGACCTCAAGCTGGTGCAGGAGCTCGGTCGAGAGTTTGTCTGCTCGCACCTCTACGAAGCCATCGTAGCCCAACTCGCTGACGTACATTAGGGTCGCACGGACGGGCCGGATATGCTCCACAGCCTCCGCAAGCGCACGCGCGACAGCCACAAGTTCCGATTCTTTCTTCTTAGGCTTCTCTTCGTTGGACACTGCTTCCTCCAAAGTCTTTCGTCTTAAAACGCAGTGGGCAGCTATCCTCTAGCACGTTTCATCTCCTCGCGTCCCACGTCGCAGAACTGCGCCACGTCGCAGTAGTCACGACAACGACGGCCTTCCCAACGCTCTTCATCACGGCAGGGCGGAGGTAAGGTCTTTGTAGCAAGGGCTCCGGTTAGCAAGGCGGTCTGCTCCTCAAAGTAATCCCGAATCAGGTTATCGCTAACCCTCGGCACCGGGATGACATAGATCGGCTCCGCCACTCCCCTGCTGCGGGCCATCCAGGTGCCGCCGTCACGCACGATGACCTCTAGCTGCATATGGGCGACGGGGAAGCCCCTGTCCTCGAAGAAGAGGCGGTAGCGGTTAAGCTGCCAGAGGGCGTCGCCTGGCTGCGCCTGGGTGGGGTCTGCTTCAAACACAGCGACCATCTTCGGCTCGCCCTTGCGGTAGCCCTTGCCAGACCTCTTATAGACGGCGCCGCTGGGGTCGGGAACCTTCTTTTCGACGATGCCCAGAGCGCGAGCGACACGCCATGAACCCCACGTCTTGTAATCGGTAAGGACACCCTCGCCATTCTCTACCTCGTAGCAATCGGCGATACCGGTGATGTCCTCCTCCACGAACCGTTCTTCGAGCAGAGACACATCGGTGTCGGCGTCAGCTAGCCCGAGGTGCACACGACTGCCGAGCAAAGCGAACGCCATGCGCGGCGGGGCAACGTAGTAGTCGTGAACAATCTTGAGGTACTCCATACGGGTGCCGTTGAGAAGTTGGGTTGTGGAAGGAGTCCCTCCCCAAGGGCGGGTCTTAGACAGGGCGGCGAGGGTCGATTTCGTGAGGCATCGTCGGGGGAGACGGCAGGAAGCAAGGCAGTCGGCAAAGGTCACGCGCGCGCCGTCCGGACACACGAAGCCCACGCGAGGCATTAGTCGTGTGCCTCCTTATTCATGGCTGGCTCCCCGCCAACGGCACCCTATCGCCATGCCATCGCCGCAAGGCCAGCCTCGACATATGACGACGACGTACGAGGGGGTCGGGATGGTGGCCCGGAGAGAGTTCGCGGATGCGGGCGAGGTGCTCAGCACCGCCTTGGCGATAGCGCTCCTGGCCGGCGATCTTGGCTGCAACAGAACGATTAAGGCGTGGCGCTGTCATCATTGCCTCTTCAACAATGATAGAGGAACATCCCACGTTTGTCAAGCCCTTTTCGACAATCTCTTGACTTTTTTGCGACGATGGCTTAATATAGTATACGGAGAGCGATATGACTGACCATTTCCAGGACTGGATCACAACGCGTCTCGAAGAGTGGCTAGCAAGGGAAGGCGGCGACCAGCGGGGCAAGGTTCACCGTTTCGCTATGGCGGTCGGCGTCCAACCTTCCACCGTAAGCCAGTGGCTACGTGCCGCTGCTCAGCCCGACGAGTTCAACTGCCTACGACTGTCAAAGGCGTTGGCTTTGCCAGTTGAAGAGGTCCGGGCAGCAGCCGGCAGGCTTAGGGTAGTGGCCGAAACGCCAGCCACCTACCAAACCGATGATGATCTGCTAAACGACTTCCGCCACGCTCTCGGCCCAGACTACGACTTCATTGCATCGTTAGAACCGAAGGAAAGACAACGGCTCCTTCTTGCCTGGGCCGCCCAGATGAGCCACCACCTACAACTGTACCGCCGAATCAGGGAACTAGAGACGCCCGAGACCACCTAACTTTCGGGGGTTTCTGCCGCTTATCATGTCTGCCGTTTACCGCATCCCGCCGCCCAAATGGGGTTCAGGAGGTCTGGGGTTCAAATCCCCACGCCCCGACTTTGCTACTTGGCCGCACCGCCTATCACGACCGCTCTACGCATCCGCACAGCACATCGCCCCAACTGAAAGGCTGTCTGGGCTTGACACAAGACCGCCATCGTGCTATGATGATGGCGAAAGGAATAGACTATGACAACGAAGGAGATACTGAAAGTCCTAGAAGACGCATACGAGAACTGTTGTGACATCTATTGGAAAGAACTGGAACCTATTATCGTCGAACTACGGCGCAGGGAGCAAAGCCCGGTCGCCCAACGCCTAGATGCTATGATAGGGGAGGCCTTAAAGCACTTCACCAGCGAAGACGATTTGGGACGAACCCTCAACGTGCTACTGGACAACCTCCACCAACTTCGAGACGAACTGCCATGAAACCAATTCCTTGCCGCCTTGACACCTACCTACCCGCCTTCGCCCTCATGCTTGAGACGGAGGTCGCCCCGCGCACGGTCGAAGGCTACACGCAAAGCCTTGAGGGGTTTCTTCGCTACGCACAACGGGACGGCCTACCTACCGACCCGCAAGCGCTGACCGCCGACCACATCCGCCACTTCCTGCACGACCTCGCCGCCGCCGGCCGCAGTGCCAATACGCTTCGGCAATACCACGCCAGCCTCCGACGGTTCTTCAAGTGGCTCGCGGCTGAGGGCGACATCGTTGATAACCCGATGGATCGTATTCATATGCCGCGTCCGCCAGAGAAGGTCATTGACCCGTTTACGTCTGACGAACTCCAACGCCTCAACACCGCTGCCAAGATGCAGGGTCGCCGCATACTGGCCCTACGTGATTACGCCTTGCTCCTGATCCTCGAAGACACTGGCGCCCGTGCCAGCGAGATCACAACGCTCACACTTGACCACATCGACTGGCGACAGCGGACTTTCCGATTGATTGGAAAGGGTAACAGGGAAGGGCTAGTGGCAGCGTCGGGCAAGACGATGCGAGCGGTCGCCGCTTACCTCAAAGCGCGTCGCGTCGTCAATGACAGAGCATTCGTCACCGACCGAGGCCAAGCCATGAACCGTAACTCGCTCCTCCAAGTACTCCGGCGTATCGGCTTGCGGGCTGGCGTTGAGAACGTTCACACACACAGGTTTCGACATACCTACGGAGATATGTTCCTTGAGGCCGGCGGTCAGGAGGGAGATTTGCAAGCCGCTTTCCGCCACTCGACAAGCGCCATGACCAGGCGCTATACTCGTGCAAGGCAGACGGGCCGAGCACTGGAAGCGATGCGGCGCCTGAGCCCAGTGGAGAGGTTAAGATGAACACCCACCCCATGCAAGGCGTATCCACTGCGGCAGGGACTGTCTTCCTGGCTTGGACATGGACCCAGCCTGTTCCCGTCATGCTGGGCCACCGGCTCCACGAACTTGCCATACCTTCCGGCAGATACATTACGGATGGCATCCGCCTCTGGTTTGAGCCAAGGATTTCGCCCAGATGAGCGAAAAACGATTCGGTTGGCCAGAGGTAATCGGCGGCAGCATCGGATGTATCGTAGGGATAATAACGGGGCTAATAATGCTGCTGATAACGATTGCTGTCGTCTGGTGGTTGCTCAGCCCATTGTGGGCCTAATTGCTAAGGCTCTTCCCCCACCGCCTGTCTTCATTGTGAAAGATTTCACAAACCCAGAACGCTTCTCTAATGAGACGGCCACGTCGCTTTCAGTGACACAGGGCACAGCTCTCGCGTTCGTATGTGTGAGGTCGAGTCCGTTTAAATCTCATTTACCGTACGTACGGTTCTATTAGTATACGGTACGACGAAGCGTATACGGTGCGGCCGGCCGCACTTCTCATTATAACATGAAACGGTGATTTGTCAATGGCTTAATGTCAAACCGCCCGACAAAATCACAAAACTTCTTCCACGCTCCACACCTTTACCCCGCGCCGCTTTCGTCTGCCTCGGTGCCGATTTCTCTGGCCGACCTCTTTGATGGTGCCGCGGGGTGCCTTGATTAGCGTCAACTCCTTTTTGGCCGTTTCCATTTCCTCGCGTGAGAGCAAATAGGACTTGACCTGTTGCAGCCGCCATTTCTTACGGTCGAAGCTCACAACATCGTACGGCTGGTTGCGGACCCGCAGCGCCGTGCGTCCCAGGCGTTGTTGGTAGGCGGTCCACTCGCGTTCGGCGTCGGCGCCATGTCGACGGGCCATGCGGCCTGCACGTTGGCGGTCAGCCATTGAATAGCGCCCCTTGCTCAAAGCCTTGCCGTCGGGCCTCGGCCATGCGCCGGATACCCTGATCGCCCACCTGGAGCCGCGTCATCATTGCCATAACCCCAGGGGCAATGGCCGTTGCCGTAATCTGTCGGTTGCCAATTTGCACCACTGTTCAACGATTTCAACCCCAATCGCTCGGCGTCCTAGCAGTTGGGCAGCAATAAGCGTTGTCCCGCTTCCGGCAAACGGGTCGCATACCAAATCGCCAGGCTCCGTAAAGAGCAGGATTAAGCGCTCTGGTATCTTCAGAGGAAATGGGCAAGGATGGGCGGGCCTCCCCCCATCATTCGCAGAAATCCACCACACATCCTTTAGCCAGTCTATTCGCTCTTTCAGGTGTATCCGCCCATCCGTTCCAGCCCGGGTGTATTGCCCCTTGGACATTAAAAGGATGCGTTCGCTGGCAGGTCGAAAGAATGGATTGGCAACATTACTCATTGCCAATGAAGTCGCGTAGGCTTCGCCTTCCTGCGGCCCCTTAGCCCAAGTAATACTCCGACGGGGCAAAAACCCTAAACGCAGCGCCTCCATTTGAACCCAAGCCGATATCGGGAAACAGGCCATTGTCTCATCAAGAGATGCAATATTGCCCTGTTCACCATGTCCCTTGAGATAAATCCATTTGTCGCTTGGCTGCACCCTCATAGAAATGTCAAACGGCAGATTCAACGCTAAAACGCCACCCGCCCGAAGAATTCGATACATAGCCTTCAGCCAGACTCGCAACTTGGCTTGATATTCCTTCAAAGGCAACCGGTCGCCACCTTCTAATCCATAATCCCGCTCTACGTTGTAGGGTGGGCTGGTAACAATAAGTTGGATTTCAGCGGGCAACGACGCGAGAACATCGCGCATGTCGCCGTGATACAGCGTCACGCCCTCAGCCTCGTGGTAGGGGTTCATCGCGGCGGCGATCGCCAGGCTATCTGCTTGTCGTAGAACTCGCGGTAGGCGTTGTTCTCCTTCTCTTGGCGAATCGCGTCTCTCTTCTCGGCTTCGCTCTCTGGGAACAGGTCAAACCAGTCCAAGAAGTGGTTGAATAGCTCCAGCTTCGCCTTTGGCCAGTCCATTGCTTCCTCCTTCAGAAACGATGCGCCAAATACATTCAAGTCCACGCAGGTGCCATCGAGCATGACGCTCCCCGCGTACTGCTTGCCGATGATGGGCCCCAGGCCAGTAAGGGCGGGAAGCGCCGTGTCAACTGAACATCTGAGTTTTGGGTATCCGTCATAGTAGGCAACCCAAGCGGGGAGATTGGACCAGGCGTGGGGCACTACGTAAGCGTTATGTTGTGCCTTTATCCAGGGCTCCCACCACCAATAGCCCGTGTAGCAGACAGGCATCAGGCCAAGCCCTATTTCAACCAAGGCATCCGTTAGATGCTGCGGCCTCAGCCCGGGCAACTCCATGTCCAGCGCCACGAACTCCAGTGTGTTCCAATGCCAGAAGTCCCCGCAGGCATAGCGTGCCTCTGCCACCTGCTCGTCGCCGCTGTGGAGCGAACTCAGGGCGATGTAGGTCGCCAGCATCATCCCCGCATCCTGGGCGAAGCCCATCTGGTCGCGGACGTAGGGATTAGTGCTGTTCCCGTGCCAACTGCCGGGAGTCGCCAGTCGCCAACCCTCAGCATATCGGTCGCGCCACCACTGGGCCGACGTGGGGCCAGAGTAGGCGCTGACATCGAGAGCGCGGATGAGTTCGCTCATGGCTCCTCCTCCAGGCTTATCCAAGCCCAGGCGTTCAGGCGCTTTCTTTCCCAAACAGGTAGGCGGGAAACAACGGCCAGTTTCCAATCTGCCTGCACGGAGTCCAATGACGCACCTGTTGTTACTACGTCGTCAACCGCAACGATTAGCCTGTGCTGGCGTATTTGGTACTTACCCGGCAGTGCTGCCTCCCCTCCGCAACGTTCAGCGATAGCCTCTGCCCATCTTATGCCGCCCCGTGGGACCCCGATGAAAAGGAAGTCTTCATGTGACTGGACTAAACTGTGGATTGCTTCCCCCCAACATTTCAGCACGCTTTCCCGCAGGTTCGGGTCATCAAAGATGGCCTGACCGTCCACGAACCAGTGGCTCTTGCCTCCGCTGTGGAGAGTGATAGGCTTCTTGTGGTAGATAAGCCAGTCACTCATGGCGCCTCCTCTTGTGGCTCGTCAGCAGGCAGGATGAGGACATCGACTGGACGGTGATTCGCCCTACCGCGGCAGGCAATCGTAACCTCATCGAATGGATTCGAGGGGCCGCGCTGTGCATGGTATAGATCCTCATCCGTGATACCGCCCACAATGGTCACCAGCGGCTTCCTCCCCCCACAGATGTCGCAGGGGGCAGAGAGGGCGGCAATGGCGGCCTGCATTTTGTCTATCTGCGCTGGCAAGAATTTGTGATAGGTATCTTCCATTGCAGCTAGGATTGCCCTAAGCGCCTCCAGCGCCTCAGTCCTGTTCATGGCGTCCCTCCTCTGGGGGCTCTTCAAAGACGTAGGCGGTTACAAGTTGGCCATCCTTGAAGCCATCAATGGCATAGAGTTTTATATGTGGAGCGACATAACCGCTCTGTCCGTGCATGTGAACTATCCCAGCGCCTTCAGCACGTGGCTCCTTCCCCCCACAGATGTCGCAGGGGGAAGAGAGGGCGGCGAGAACGCTGGCGAGCAGCCCTTGTGCTTTGCCAATATTCCGCCAAGGCTCGGCGTTGTCGGCATCAAGGGCACCGTCTAAGAGGCTGACGACTCTTTGAACTACCTCGCAGGCTTCCTCGCGTGTCATCGGCTCACTCATGACTCCTCCTCTCGGCCAGCAGGAAAACTCATATCGTGACAATGCGACCCGGCACAAAGGCAACCATTATGGGGCAATCTGGGTCCGTGCCAGCTTCGCAACCAAACTTGAGAGGCTTCTTGCGCCTGCTCATCTCACCTCCACTATCTGTGTAGTGCCTATCGTTTGCGTGATGTTACCTCTGCCCAGGCGTAGCATCGCCCGATGCCATCTGGCCCGATGATGACTTGCTCACAAGGCGCGGGGCACGGCTCTTCGTATTCTGGCGTTCCTGGTGCCCCCCAGTGCCAGGCGTCCCAGCACCAGAACTCAACAATGTCTCCAACGATTGCACCTCCTGTATCAAGGCATTGACATTCGTAAGGGCCAATTCTAAGAAAATCTTTGAATCTTGAAATGTCACACGCCAGTACCCCAGCAGCGACCGGAGCGCCCGACGCTGTTCGTCGTCCATTCGGGCAATAGGCTCCGGTAGCATCACCCTTGCAGAAGTAGTGCGAGATTCGGGCGAGGAAGCGTTCACCTACGACCCCCTTTGGCGGAAGGGCGGTGTCTCCCAATCTGCCTTCGTAGTCGCTGTTTCCCTCCGGCGGCGCTTCGAGCGCTGGAATATAGCATCGTGGATAGAGTAGGTGGTGTTCCGCAATGGCAGTTTGTTCTGTGGGATAAGGAACTGTAGGTGGCGCGACCAAGCTAGCCTCTCCCACCTCCTCCACCACCAACCCCGCGCCAGCCACCCTAATCCGAAGGCTATCGGCACGAGCAAGAAGGCGATCCACAGTAGCGTCCAAAGGCTCAGGTCGGGCATCAGTCACCCCCAAATCAGAAAACAGGCTACCCACACCACATTGGTAATCGCTGCCCCTGTGAAGGCAGCCAAAATCCATCGAGCCACTGGATCGTCTGTATCTATCACCAAAAAGTATTTGGCCATCGCTTCCTCCTTGTTGGGCATCTAACCGCCCCTCGGTGTCCCACACTTCTTGCAAGTCTTCCGCCTGATACTGTTCTCGGTTACACAACGACGGCAGACCCAAATCTCCTCCATCGTTCCCTCCTTGTTCTCCCTGCCCACTTACCGCCAGCGCTGCTGCCAAGAGTAGGCCAAGAATCACGAGCGCCCGCGGTAGGATACTCAGCTAGGGCCTCCATGTTTAGTCGCCTCTTCGCGGTCGGCCTTGATCCAGCAGGCTTTACATAGAGGCGGACGCCGCTCTAGTCCATGCTCATAGGAGCCTTCCCAGTCTGGCTCAAGATAAGCAATTCGCTTCAGGGGCTTGCCGCATCTGTTGCAGTTAACCATCTCCTTCTCTCCTTTCTCTCGCCCGCCATCGCTCTAGCGCCTCGGCCCTTGTTGGCCCGCGCACCTCCGTCGCCTCGCGGAAGGCTTGCGCTGCGGGCTTGGCTATCTGTTCCTGATAGGCAGTCTTGACAGCACGGTATGCGGGCTGACGCAGCAGCATTTCCTCTTCGGGCGTGAATGCTTCGCCCCTGCTGATCTTCGCCATGAGACTTTCAGGCGTGAGCTTGGGGGAGGGTTCAGCAGCAGTGGCCCAGAATACGCTATCAGCGGGTCCTTTGCCGCCGTATAAACCAGACGGAGCAGCTTCAGCCTTCAATTGCAGTTCTGCATCCCTCTTTAGAATGGCGCTGATTTGGCCACTAGGCTCACGAATCCTCCAAGCTGTCATTTTCCCAGTGCCAGTTTCGCCAATGACCTCACCATAATTAGGTAAGCCGCGAGCCTGAATAGTGTCCCCTATCTCGATTTTGCCCTCAATCGCCCCCGCTGTGCGGGTAGGGGCTTTGGCAGCCTCTAGTGCCCTAATTCCTGATTCGTTGTCCGGCAAAGTTATTACCTCTGCCATCTCTCTCTCCTTTCTCTCACCGAATGGCAGGGGCTGAACTCCAGGCCACCACCCCTTCTTCGCCTCCTGGCAGGCTCGCAACAGCTTATGCGCCCTCCACTGTTGTTAGCTATTTCATGGCGTCTCACCCGCCCTGTGGGAGCTAGAAACCGCGCCGGTGGAGCCATGTCGCCAATGATCTCCAACCACTTCAAGGGCGGCAAGCTCGACTCCTAACCCCCACGCGGCGGGCAAGCATCATAAATGTTCCCACTTTCCGGTGAAGACTAGACGTAGACCACGCCCTACTTGCTTGAAGAAGAACACCCACCTGTAATCGCCCACCCAGTCGCGTTGGAGAGGGTGCCGTAGATCATGCCAATGAGCGTTGTGGCCGCCAGCATCGTTGTTGAAGTGGATGCCCTTTTTCGTGACGCAGATATACGGTATCCGCTTCCAACTACAGTCGCCCGGCCAAGAACCCCACTGGAACCAGGGCCTCATCTCTCATCCCTCCTGGAGGCGCTAGGGGGCTGGCTACACGCCTGACAGCCCACGGAGATGGTGTATCCACCAATTCTGCCGCACCCTGCTCGCTTCCCTCACCAACCCCCTGCGCCATGCTAGCCGTCGGCCTCAATTGCCACTGGCTGTAGCTCTGGCTCTAGGGCGACAAGTTCATAGCCAACGACAGCACGGATGATGTTGTCGAACGTCTTGCGGTTGAACTTGCCGTCTGGGAGATCGTTGCCCCGGTTCCAGTCCTCACCTGGCCTAGTAATCCGCGAGGTCGCCGTAGCACCGAGATATGTGCCGGTGAAATGCAGGTGGTAGGTATGTGCTGCCGTGCAGAAGATTACCGAACCGCGTCCGTCTACTTCGCTGAATCGAAAGCGTTCAGCCTGCTTCCCCCACAACGGTATCTCTTTTAGCCATTCCTCAAGTTGCTTCCTCATCTCTCTCCTTTCTCCCGTGGTTTACCTTCGGCTTCTCCACAGCCGGCCGTCTTCATATATCGCCGAGAACGGCAGGGCAGCACCACCGTTCCGCAATCGTGCGGAACACTCCACTCGGTCGGGGTCATTCGGGTCTCGCATGAGGTGTAGTCGGCAGTCCGGCGCGTTTTCTAACACGCTCGACCCTCGGGGCGAGTCGCTTCCCTCGAACTGACTAGGCTTACGGTCGTGGTGTATCAACAGGACACCTATATCTCGTTCATCGCGCATCCGTTTCAACGGCTCGAACAGACGAGTCATTGCCGCTGGGTCGTTTTCCTTGAACCCTGGTGGATAGGTACAGGTGAGGTTGTCGATGATCACTAGGACAGGTTCTAAGGCTTCTACGGCTCTTTGCAGCGCCTCTAGCGAGGCGGACTCGCTGTCCAGTATTAGGCCCCGTCGATTCCACACAAAAAACTTCGCTAATGCCTCGTCGTCCATGCCTGCCGTGCTTGAAGCCAACCGATAGTTGAAGAAGTTAGGGTGAATCTCCTCTTGCACGAACAATACCGGCCCGCGTGCCGCGGTTGGTATTTCACCAAGGAACGGCCTGCCCGACGCTACGGAGACAGCAAGTTCTAGGGCGAAGGTCGACTTAAAGGTGTCAGCGCGGCCAGAAAGAATGGCGAACTCGCCCCTGCGCATGATGCCCTTGGCGAGCCACGGATTTAGCGGCGCTAACTGCTTGCGGGCGAGGTGAACGGGTGTCCCGATGTCCTCCGTCTCATTCTTCGTCAGGTCTGTGTGCTCTAGTCTCTCTAGCGTATCGCTCAGGACATCGCCCTTGAAATCCAGGCTCTTGTATAGATCGGTAAGGTCGGCGCCCACGGCAAAGTCCTTCGGCAGTGACAGGACACCAACCGATAACACGGGCGTCAGCGCTGCCGCCGCCTTTCGTGCGCCACGTTTGCCAGCGTCGTCGTTGTCGTACAGGATTTCGATGTGTTGAATGCCGAGGCTCTGAAGCAAGAGGCCCGCTCCCGCTGGCACATAGCCGGCGCCAGTGGTAAACGAGATGGCAGGGATGCCGCATTCGTAGGCGGTCCAGGTGTCAGGTTCGCCCTCAACAAGATAGACCGTGGGCGTTTGGGGAAAACGCTCAGCTAGCATGTCCAGCCCATACACGGCAAGTCGCGGCCCGCTCCCCCACCAGAACTTACGGTGGTGTTGTGGGCTGAACGCCTTAAAGCGATAGCTTACAGTTCGGCCCGTCTGGTCTCGCACGGGGTAGCGCCAAGCCTGGGCTTTTAGGTCAGCCTCGATGCCGAACGCCGATATGGTTTTCTTGCTGATACCCCGCGTTGTGAGTGCGCGCATCGCTGCCGTTTCGCCCAAACTTTTCCGTTCGACTGGAATGTTCAGGGCTTCGGCAAGTTCGGCAAGTGAGCCCTTCTTACCACAGCCGTGACAGTTGAAGCCTCGCTCAGGGTGGATTGAGAGCGATGGCACACGGTCCTCGTGGAAGGGACATCGCGCCATGCGGTTGCCCGCCGGGTCTGGCCGGGACACCTTGTCAAGTCGTTCTAAGATTTGCTCAAACAGTGCTGTTGTCATGTCTGAATGGCGGGCTAGGCAAAGGGCCTTAGCTCCTCACTGCCACCGCAAGTCGACGCTCCCGTCGCCTCGGCTAGCCCACCATCTCCTATTATACCATGAGACAATGATTGTGCAAGCGCTTCATCGTCAATCCTCGCAAAAAATAATCACGATTTGTCGCGCCGTTCTTGCCGCGTCCTTGCCGTTGTGAGGTAGGCGGATAGCAGGCGAGAGCTGGCCCCACAGTTTCTCGGCGCGTTCGGCTCCCAGTTCGTCCCAGAAAGCACCGATAATCCCGCCAGCTAGCATGTGGCTCGGCAAGCCGTGTGTTGCGGCTCTTACCGTCTCGGCAGCTACGGCCGCGAGTGCCTCTTGGTGGGCTTCCCAGCCCTTCGGGTCGAAGATTTGCCAGCCTTGCCGTTCAAGCGTGGCCGCACAGTTATGACGAAATGGGTTTCTCATGCTTGTGCCTCCTCTAGCGTTCCTTGCCATAAAACGTTTCCGTCGGGACCGCCGTGAAGTCGCCAGGTTTTACCAGCGAGCGAAGGAATGAGGCCCATGTGCCAGAGATCAACGGCAGCCCTGAACGGATAGTCGTTGGTTGTTCCATTCGCCCATTTCCAGTTCTTGATGCCAGGGAAGAGTGAGCCAAAGTAAGCCCCCACGCTATCCCACACGCTGGGCCCCACGCTATCCCACACGCTATCCCACACGCTGGGCCCCACGCTATCCCACACGCTATCCCACACGCTGGCCCACACGCTATCCCACACTCTATCCCACACGCTGGCCCCCACGCTGGCCCACACTCTATCCCACACGCTATCCCTCACGCTGGCCCCCACGCTATCCCTCACGCTGGCCCACTCCTTTAGCAGGCGTATGTGCCGTTGGGTAATCTTCTTGGGTGGCTTAATGTGGAACGGGTGAACGGGCTTAATGGCCTCGCTGTAGTTCCAGCCAAACAGCCTATCCAGGTGGCTCACCTCTTCCAAGACCCTCAATTCGTGGAAGCCAAACTTTTTACCGTCGCCTGTTACTGGCTCGCCCTCAACGACGAAAGCGCGGCAAGGAATGGAGGCACCAACGAAAGAGTCGTTTGGGTTAGGGCAGGCGTGGAGGACGCCCGGGGCGCAGAGGTTGTGGCGGCGGCGCTTCTTGGCGATCTTCACCGTCTTGCCTACAGCCCATTTGGTTGTGTGATCGTAGAAACTGCGGCCTTGTAGGTCGGTCAACTTGTATGCCTTCATCTTATCGCCTCCTCGTTTGATACCCAATTCCCTCCTCTTATTCAAGGCCCTTCTCATCTGGCCCGGGTTCCAAGAACTTCCCAGACAATCCCCCTTGGCCCACGACGCCCATCGGCGTATGGAACGTGGGCTCAAAGAGCCGCGTCGCCCCACAATGTCGGCAGCGGCCCTCGTTGCAGTTATCGAGAGAGCCTAGTCTGCCGAGCAGCCAGTGATGAGCACCAGTGGGCGATTGTTTACAGAGGCCGTTGCTCATCGCACGCACCAGCCTAACCGGACGATGGCGGGTCACCGGCCGCTTGGCCCCTGGCCGGTGCATGAAACAGTACCCATCGGGTTCTGCGGGCTTATGGCAGCGAGCACCGCTATTCGTTATCGCTTTGCATGTTATCGAGGGCACGGGCTTTCAATTCCATTTCCTGCACTTCGTCTACCAATGTCTTGATGTGCCGGCGCAGGGCGTCGGCCTCGTTGTAGAGCTTCGCTAGTTTCCGCGTGAATGGTTGCATTCGCCGAAGAGTTCGCTTTCGTAGGGCCACGTTTCACCTCCTATCTATGGGCTTGAAGTCCTCGTTTCGTAGTGGCTTGCCTTCTGTCCACCTGATGAAACCCTCGCGGGTCAGGATTTGGGCCATCGCTTTTGGGCTTGGCTTCATTGTTGCCCTTGCTCTATTCATACTCTCTCTCCTTCCTACCGACATTCGCCCACTCTCACGAATGGGTGCACGGAGTAGGGCGAACGGGGCCGGGGCCAGGTGCCCCGCTCGCTAGGATTCCGAACGATTGGAAAGTACGATAGGGCTAGTTATTACGCGCCAGCTCTAGGCTTCAGCCATCGAATGCGCGGGGCTGTTTCGCCGCTCCGTACGGCCCATTTTCCTTTCACTCGCACGCTCTGGCAGTGCGGGTTCGCGGCATGAGCTGCCGGTTAGTCTCTTCGATCCATTCTGGCGGCTAACGATTCGGCCCCCTTCCCGATCGGGAAGCCCGTGATCGTCGGACGGGGAGGGGCGCCGCTGGTAGCTCTGCGCACTGGTCCCCCTCGCCCGACGCCGCCTCTTTGGATACCATTGTTCTTTCTTGGCCCAGATGTAGGACCAAGCCTCATCGGCTGATTTGCGACGGATACGCTTACATTGCCCAGACGATATGAGTCGTAGATGCAGGCCCGCTTGGAGCCGGCCTTGCTCGTAGGCTTGGAGCAGGTTCTCACTCTCGCCCGACACGTTGCAGTCTAGTCCCTTACTCCAACTTATGAGCGTACCTGGGCTGTGTCTGCCTAGTCTCCAGCAGAGCCGCTTATGATTCGCCGCGCGCGTCGGGCAGTTGTCGCAAGGATGCTCCATCTAACTCCCCCGCTGCCGCCCACTAACGAGGGGGTGCCGTCGCTAGTGGGCGGGGAGTGGGAGGGCTAGTTAGGCCCGCCTATAGAGTTCATTGGGCAAGAACAATTATGTCACCGTCATAGTCGCCGCTGCGCCCGGTAACGGCTGTAGCGATTCGAAGGACGCGTCGCCGCATATCCCTATATTCTGATCCGTTGTAGCCTGGCCCAACGTTGATTTCGAGCCACGCCCAAGCGGTGCCGGTGCCGTGGCCTACCTTAGCGGCGATTCCCGCCTTTTGCAGTGCAGCCTTTACAGCCGCTGTTTCTTCCCTGTGGGTCTTGTGCTTTCGCCAGCTCACGTGCTCGCTCCTTTTCCCCTCTCCGCCCATGACGCACTCAGTCCTTGTGTATGGGCTAGGCTACTAGCGTCTAATGCTTCCATCATCGTCGCACAGTCGTCGTCCATTGTCAAGCAGGCGACAGCACGAGTTCGACGCGGAGCCCATTGCCGGTGAAGCGAGCAATCCAGCCTGCTTCCTCGTCTGGCGTCATCGTCCGTGTGACCTTGCCAGGGGTGGCCGCTTGCGCCTCGGGGGGCGCGAATATGCGGGCCAGCTGCCGAGGCTTGGCCCAATAGCCGGCAGCCATGAGCTTGTCAACAGCAGCCTTGGGATCGCAGCCATCGACCATCTCCAGCCCCGGCAGGTGCCGCCGGACGGCGCGAAGCGTCGCGCGTTCTGGGATGTACCAGCGGTCATTCTTGTACGCCAGGGACCACTGAAGCACCGGCAGGAACTCAGTGTCGAAAGAGTAGGCGTTGAGATCGAACCTGCCCTGATTCCTGCTAATACTGATCATGCCGTATGCCTTCATTGTCCTACCCCCTGTGAACCGTGCCACTCCCTCTATGTCCTAGTATGCCACCATTCGCTGACGTTTGTCAAGGGGTTTCGGAGGGAATTTGGGGAAATTTCTTGACATTCGGGGGCGCAAGGGTTATAATGGGAGCGAGATGGAAGAATGGCTTAAGCTGAAGGAAGCGGCGGCCTACCTAAAGGTTCACCGGAAGACGCTCTACCGCTATGTCAAAGAGGGTAAGCTGCGGCAATACCAGCTAGGCGGGACGGGCCGGCCCCGCTATCGAAAACAAGACCTTGACGCGCTGTTAGTGCCGCGGGAGAAGAGCGAGGACGGTTAGGGGCTTCATTCCCAGCCGCAGTACCACCCGCAGACTTCCATGCAGGTCATGGAACAGTCTGGGTCGTAGCCATACCAGGAGCTAGGGCCATCTGCGCAGCATTGGTCGCACCCTTCTGGGTATGGCGGCGGGTCGCAAAACGGGGTATCGCCACTGTAGCCACGTGGCGGGATGTAGTCTGGAACATAACCGGGTGGGGGCTCAGGCGGTGAGTAACTAGGGGCATAGGACTCTCGCTCAACCCCGGTGGGGTGTTCGTCGCTATCGCTCCAATCAACGCCGCCAGCGATCACAAGCCACACAACTACGCCAACGATGGCAGCCCATACAAGGGCGCTACCCCACCACTCGCTCACGGCTTCTCTCCTTGCTCCTATCATACCACATCCCTGCCTAGCGGCAACACATACGGCAATTGCTAACCCTTCCTATGCAAAAAACACGGGGTTTACGCACGTCAAGCGGCAAGACGGGCGGCAATGAGTGCGTAGCGTAGACACCATCTATACTAACGGCGCTTACTATAGACGTAGGTTATAGGACGCGGGAGCTGCCCCCATGCCGACGGCCGCGGCAGGGGATCGCCACCACCAGAAGAATAGAGGGAGCGATCGAGCGCGTTGCCGGCCCTATCCCATCCGCCGGGTCGCGTTTCGTATCTAAATGCACAGCCTAATGCGTGTTTAGGGTGTCTAGCGAACCGAAAACCCCCGTAAGCGCCCTCGCACGCGTATATGCTGTATTGTCATTCCTCTAGCTCCCTCCCCGCGTGGTGTGTTGGCGCGCGTTCCGGCGGCGTTTTCGTGGGTTTTCGCTCATTTTCGTCGTGTGGCGTAGGTAGGGGGCGGGTCTTGCAAATAAAGCATTCCGCCCTTTCTTTAACCAGGGCCATACGCTAATTAGGCCTGCTTTCCCCGTTCGTTGGGAGCACCACGTTCACCGGACGGCGAACGCAACCGTTAGAGTGAGAGTTACGATTAATTCATAAATATTCTTTATCGGTTTGACGTAAGGCTATTGACAAAGGGCATACACGGGTGTATAATAGAACAAAGGTTCGTGACCAGGGGGTAGAGGCGCGCGGGAATCCTCCGCTGGGCGGGCCTTCGGGAGTGCTGCTAACAGCGCCTAGGCGCGGCGGCCAGGTAGGGGTGGGAGGAATAGTCTCCCCGTCTTCGTCGAGGCGACGGCGGGCTGGCGAGCGAGGGGCTGGCTCTGCGGCTCGAAGCCTCGCTCGCTGAATAAGGCGATGTGGTCGCAGAGCCGCACCGCCTTTATGAACGATGAATGGTTGTCCACGTTGTGGTGGCTCTGTGGCGGCAGATGAGGACTTGTTTTGTATCTCCTGCGGGGCGCGGCTTGAATTGGTCTGTGGCGAGATCAGGGAGTTTCGTCGGCCTACGATAGAGCCAGACGAGGACATCGTGGGTGAGGTTGTGGCGGCGGCGCTTGAGGGCGGCACATATAAGAGAGCCCGGACGCTGCTGAGGAAGTGGCGCGAGAACGGGGGAGAGTAGGAACGCCCCAGCCGCCTTCGGGCAATGCCCGGGGATGGGTGCAGGGAAACGCGGGTGCAACTCCCGCCTCCTCCACCAAATCTGTCCGTGGGCCACACGGTTTTCCGCCCCTGCTGCTTCGGTGGCAGGGAGTAGCGGGCTCAATATCGGGTCCGCTCATCGCAGGATAGAGAAGCGGTATCTCACCTGGCTCATAACTAGGAGATCGCGGGTTCGAGTCCCGCTCCTGCTACCAAGAATATGATTCATTATTTCAAGTTTCCTTATGAGCGCCTGAGTGTCTTGGGACCGCTTTTGGCGATGGCTCTCTGGTTCGCGGGCGCTCGCTTTCCTGGGGCCGTGCTGATGCTCTGTGTTGGCGCGGGCGCCCTGGGGGTCTTCTGGGACGAACTGACTTCCTACGCTGGCAGGCGGCAGCGCATTTCTGCCCTATGGCATGTTCCGTGGGGCATTGTGAGGCCGGGGCTATGGATATTTCTCGCAAGTCATATACCAATCCTGGTCGCGGGCCTCGTCATGGTCTTCCTTGTTTGATCGAGGTTTCCCGCATTACCCCAACCCAGACGAGTTACTTCGTTTCGGGCTGGACGGATGGGGTTTTTCACATAATCGCGGTGAGTCATGGGTGGTCGCCGATCTGCTGGCCGGCGCGCTTTCTTTTGCGATCCTGAGTGTCGCCCTGCCACAAAGGAAAGGCAAGGCTGCCACACTGCGGCTTGCAGGATGAGGGCCTATCGGCGGCGGAAGAGGATCAAGGCAGAGCAAGAGCGCCAGGCGCATTGCCAGCACGAACGGCTCTTTTGCCTTGACTGCCAACGAGAACTGCGTCGGTCATTGGACTTTTAGTTTCCGAGCGACTGGAATGTTAGAGCGGAGGAAGTAATGGCACGTTGCCCAGGCGGGAAGATTCGATCTGACAAACAGGGCCGCGGCCTCGGTAGAGGCGGCGGTCGAGGGCCAAGAGGGATACCCGTAAAGGCGAAGTAGATGCCCAAGCGCAAGGGCAGTGGGGCCGTCATGCGCGATATGTTCGAGATCGCGCAGAGATACGGCCCGGAGAGCATGGAGACGCTGGGCAAGGCGGCGGCAGACGGCGACGTGGATGCGGCCAAGGCCCTACAGCGGTTCTTCACGGACTTTATGAAGCTGATGGGTGAGGGCGAGGCATCGGACGTGCTCAAATTGATACAAGGTATTAGGAGTGGAAAGCGACCTCGCGGTAGGCCAAGGAATACCCGTTGAGGAGTGGCGGGCAGGTATCGGCCTGACCGCGCCAATATGGGAAGAGAAGCTCGCTCTGTGGGAGCGGGTGACAATTCCCTCAGCCGAGACAGCTATCACGAGGGAAACGGGTGGGTTCACGCCGAACTTCCTCATTGAGTTCTGCCTGAAACACCCGGCCGTCGCCAAGTTACTGTCGGGCGGACCGCGTAGCGGCAAGTCGCTCGGCATCGGGATGGACTTGGCGGCGTGGGCTATCCACTCGGAGCTGATATGGCTAGTGGCGGACACATACGCCGGGACTAGACGTGAGTTCCGTTACTTGGCTGATGCGCTGGACTCACTACGACTCGTAAGGCCGAGCACCATTTCGTTTCCGCGCAAGAAGGATGAGCCGTGCTCGATGCAGACGAAGTGGGGTTGCCAGATAGAAACCCTATCGCTGGCGGACGCGCGGCGCATCGCGGCCTATGGCCCGGACGTGATCGCGGTCTGTGAACCGGGGCTCCTTACCAAAGACATAGTGTGGCGTTTCCGGGAGCGATTGTCCGGCCGGCGGGGCTACCTCCTGATGGCGGGGAGTTTCGAGGAAGACATCGGCTGGATGGCTAAGGTCTGGGACGAATGGAAGGCTTGGCCGAACGCTGAGGGAAAGTCGTTCATCTGCCCGTCGTGGATGAACCGCTACCTATACCCAGGTGGCAAGAGGGACCCGGCGATCCAGGCAATGCGGCGGAACATGACCCGCCACGACTTTCTGCTAAGGGTGGCAGGGGTTCCGACGATGCCGCCGGAGGTCATCTTCTCAGAGACGTTTCAGCCTGACAGACGACGCGAGGACTCACAGATACGGCAAGCGGACAGGAAACGCATCTTGGAGGACCGCGACCTTCTGGTGGAGATAGCGATAGACCCGGGCTACTCAAGCGGGGTATACGCGGTGCACGCGATAGCTTGGGATGGTGAGCAGGGATGGGTATTCGACGAGATTCGCAAGGAAGGCGCTCTCCACTCCGAGATGATCGGCTTGGCGATGTCACGCTGGTGGTGGCACCGGGTATCAGGTGGAACGCTCGATCCGTTTGCGGGCACGTCGCACATCTTCGGCTCGTCAAGCCCACAGGAGGTGTGGGCAAGGCCGCCGTCTAGCGTTCGGTTGCGGTGCGATTATCGCGTAGGCATCGAGGATGGTATAGAACGGCACAAGTGGTTTCTACGCGATCCGATCACGGGTCAAGTTCGGCTATGGACAGACCCGTGCAACGAAGGACTTATTCAAGAATACCAATCGTGGCGCCGAGTGCGGGTGCAAGAGGGTGTGGACAAGACAGCACAGCCATTGAAACGCGGCTGCGATAGCATCAAGGCCCTGACAGGCTGGCTGGTGGATTGCTACATGCGACGGATGCGACCTAGACAGGACTATGGGATAGAGGCCATTGGGCCTACGCGCACACATGCGCCGAGATGGAGGTAGGGATGAACAGAGAACCCTCAGTTTGCTGGGACCAATACCCTTCTGCGTATCACTATGAGGAGTCTCCGCCGCGGGCGCAGTTGTGCCCAGTATGCAATGGACGCGGCACGGTGCCGGTTAAAGGCAACGTGACCAGCAGCTATGAGGAAACCTGTCATGGCTGCGATGGTCGTGGGTGGGTGACGGTTCGGTAATGGAGCCGCTAGAACACAGCCCCGCTTTCAAGACGAACATGGACAAGCTGATACGTCAGCGGAAGACGTACTGGCGAGAGTGGCACGACCTCATTCACGGCCTACGACGGCTGACGTATATGCGGGAGGACATCAGCCTTCCCAGCGACATTGAGGAGTACGTGAAGCAGCCGCCGCGCGTGCCGATCATTCTACGACTGAACCAGACTGTTGCCGGTGCCATCGCTAAGGGTTGGCCGATCTTCGAGATGGACATTCGGGACGGCGACGAGGAACTGGCAGCGAAGGGCGCAAAGTGGGCAACGATGACGCTGCAAGACGCTTGTCGCAAGGCTGGACAGCCGTTGTTCTGGAAGTACATCGCGGCGCTGGTGGGTGACGGCGGTGCGGTATGGAAGGTAATGCGCCACAAGTGGCAGGACATGCCGCAGCGGAAAGACGGTGAGGAGGACGATGCATATCGAGATAGAATGCAGGAATTCCTCGACAGGGGCCCGGGCTCGCCGTTGCACACGAGCCTGATCGACGTTCTCACCTTCCTGCCATCAACGGCGCAGTACGCCGAAGAGGACGTGGTGGTGGAGCACTCCAAACGGGGCACGTTCGACACGATGCGAACGCTGCGGTTGATGCCGTCGGACTCACGGCTGACGCACCTAACATTCATACCAGAGGGCCAGCCGTTTCCAATTCAGGAGCTCCCATCGTTGCCGTCCGTTGTGGCCGTTTCGGAGATATGGGCGAACGATTACATTGACATTATCGTGGCGGGAAAGCACTTCGTATTCAAGAACCCGTACGGTTTCAAGCCCTACGTCCACGTTAAGGGAATGCCGAGCGGGCTAAACGACCCGGCGCTGGAATCGCTGCCGCTAGGCTTTAGCCTACAAACAATCCAGCCCTGGCTTAACCTCGTGCTGGCCAAGAAGATGGCGTGGGCTATGAAAGCGGGGGTGGCGTATGGGATAAGCCCAGCAATCGACCCGCAGGCGTCGCCGAGCGCTGGTAGCCAGCAAGGGCCGGAGCGAATCGAGGGAGATCGCCTTTACAAGCTGGCACCCGGATCGTCGGTAGCTCGTATGGAGACGGTGTTTGGGGGCGACGAACTACGGGAGGCGATCCGTCTATTCATGGACTTGCGACAAGAGTTGACTCTGCCACCGGTTGTGTCGGGCTTCATCGGTACGAGAACGCCTGGGCTGACGCAAACGGCTGCCGTGCAACAGGCCGTGGCGATGTTGCAGCCCTTGGTCGATAACGGCCAATTCGGGCTTGCTGACCTTCTCAAACTGCACTGCCAGTTCATTCGTGACAACATCAAGGCTAGCGTTACCGTATCGGGCTTTGACACGACGATAGACGAGGGTGGACGGCCAAAGAAGGGCGCGGTTTCCTGGGGCCCGAGCGACGTAGAGCGGCTGAACGATATTCTGGTCACCTTCTCGATGGAGAGCCTACAGGACGTGGTTTCTAAGGGCACGCACGCCGTCTTTATGAGGAACAACGAACTCTGGTCAGAGGAGCGGTCGATGCGCTTTTCGGGCGTGACGGACGTGAAAGGCGAGCGGCGTAAGCAGGAGAAGGAACGGCTGCGGAAGCACCCCATTGTTCGTGCCTACATAGACCAACAGCTTCTATCTGAGGAGCCGGGCCTGGCACCGATTGTTGAGCAACTCGTCGCTGCCGAGGAAGAAGAGGCGGCAGGTGTGCGGAACATCGGTGGCCCTGCGCCCCGTGGGGGCGGCAGGAGCGCCGGTACACCGAAGCAGCCTGGCGGTACGCGACAAGTGAGACAGCCACGAGGTCGTATGGTGTAATGCCAGAAACGAGACAGTTAGAGCAATATATGGGCGGCAGGCTCATTGGCACCGTTGTTAGAACGGCCACGGTTGTTGTCGCCGCCAGCAATGCCCTCTCCGAGTCCAGGCGCCAAGCAGACTTCGCCTGCGATGGCGTGGCCGATGAGGCAGAGATAAACGCGGCGATAGCGGCGCTGCCTGCAAGCGGCGGCAGGGTTGTGCTGAGCGAGGGAACGTTCAACATCGCTGAAGCGGTCTCGCTGAATGGTGATTACATCAGTCTTGTTGGGCAGGGGCCATACAGCACCGTCCTGAACGCCGTTGCCAGTGGAACGATTATCGACATTCCCTCCAAAGGCGTAGGTAGTTGCTACAGGGAAGGCTACATCGGGCACCTTGGCATCAAGGGCAACAAAGGCTCTTACACTACCATTGGCATCGACCTGACGGAGGTCTGGAATTTCCGCCTAGAATACCTCTATGTTTATGACTGCACTAAGGGCATCTATTCGGCTGCCTCCTACGTCACGGGGATGGATGGTCTGACAGTTCAGGAAAGCTACGTCAGGGATTGCGTCGAGCAATTCTCGTTCAACAGTGGCGGTCAAATCCACCTTGTCGACTGCTACGCCATCATCGAACTCGGTGCCGCCCACAACTATCAACTGGTGAATGTGGCGGGGGCAAGGCTTCTCGGCTGCATTTCGGATACTGGCGACTACGGCTTTCATATAGCCGATTCTGACGACGTTGCCTTAGGCTTCTGCCGCGCCTATTCAGGCAACCGAGGCTTTAACTTTGAGGGCGGCGATGACATGGGCATCCTTCGTCTATGGGGGTGTTCTGCCAGGGACATAGTGAATCAAGGGTTTCTCTACGTTCCAGGCGCTGGCAAGAGCATTGAAGGGGTCGTGCAACAGGGTTGTGACGCCAAGGGCTGTGGTACTGGGCTTTACCTTGGCGGAACTGGCACACTCCAGGACGTGGACGTCAGCCATAACGATTTCAGTGGGGCTACAACCCCAGTTGATGACTCACACGGAGGCACCAAGACTAACGTCAGGATAGAACACAACCACGGCCATGCCACCGAGAACAGCGGCACAGCCACTCTAGTTAACGGTCAGACGAGCATCGTTGTTAACCACGGCCTCGCTGTCACCCCTGCCGCTGGCGACATCATGGTGACTCCCATCGAGGCGTGGGGTGCCATGACGGAGTTCTACATTGATACCTACACTAGCACGCAGTTCACCATCCATGCTGATCAAGACCCAGGCCAGGATGTGGACTTCGCGTGGAAGGCTGTGGTGCTGTAATGCACGACAAGAAGCACTGGGTTGATGAAATCCTGGCGGGGGCGCGTGAGGACTTGCAGGACATGGTCGCGGAGACACGCGAGGCGTTGCATGATGTGGTGCCTATCGGGATGCGACTTCTCAGCAAGAAGGAACAACTCACACAGTTCGAGAGCATGACGCCCGAGGACCACCAACGGCTCAGTGAAGAGCAAGGGCCGGAGGAATACGCTCGCTATGCACAGGCCCAGGTGGAGAACGCTCGCCAGACGTACGGAGACGAATACGCGGCGGAGCTGCTGAACGCGTTGACGCTCATGCAGGCGGGGTACATGAACTCGCAGGCACCGCAACCGGAGATGATGTAATGGCAGACTACGGAGTAAGAGATACACAACCAGAGAATCCCCAGGAGGGCGATACCTTCACCCAACGCGGGCTTGGCGGCGAGCTGCATCCCTGGGTCTGGACTGGCGGACGGTGGGTGCCGCAGTCAGGCCAGGCTCCCCAGATTTATGCGCCCGGCGGGGAGCCGTCGCCGTGGGCTAAAAAGCAGGCGGCGGCGAAAGCAGAGACAGAGGTAGAGTCTGCCCATGACAAAGCGGTAGCGGCTTTGGTCAAAAAGCTGGGGGAGGACCCCGATACCCACCTGCCACCCGAGGTCGCCTTGCTGATAGCAGAAGAAGCGGTCGGGAGGCAGGAACAAGGCGCTGGTAGCACGGCCCTTGCCAAGATTCTGGGAGTAACCCCAGAAGAAGCCGACGATATACTAAACAAGGCACTCGCTACCGAGGCCCCCGTCGAAGAGACCCCAACGGAGGAGGACACACTGGCCGCTCTAGCAGGCGAGGGCAACGGCGGCGGCGGTGCCGCTGGTGCCGCCGGCATGACGGGCGAAGAGAAGCAATTATCACTTATGACCCTGGCCTTAGAAGCGTTAGCCGAAAAGGGCTCACGTGAGCGGGCATCGATTCAGGAACTGGGGGACATTGCAGATCAATGGATTGAGATGCTAGGGCGCGCGGTCACGCCCGAACTCAAGGAGATGATCGCCAGCCGGACATTCACTAAGCCGGAGGAGATGAGAACGCAGCGGGTGTCGTTGGCGGACATCAAGCAACGGGCGGAGGAATTGCCCAATATCGAGGGCGAGCTTCCGCAACTCCAGTCGGTGCTGAGACAGTTGCTGCCTGGGTTCCAGTGGGGTGGCATTACTCTGAACGAGGCGCAGGCGCGTCAATTACTGGCGGGAGGCGCCCAGGGCACCTACGGTTCGCCAGCGGCGACAGACCCCTACGGGCTAGGCCCGTACGAGGTCGACGTGCCAGTTGGCGGGCAGTGGTACGTCGACGAGCTGGGCAATGCTCAAATATATAGGCCGCAATGGCAACGTAGCACCGAGGAGATGTATGGATGGGGCATCCCTGGCCAAGTAGGGCGGCCTTCTGAGGAGTGGGGGCCTGCTTTCCAAAAGGCTATCGCAGAGGGAACGGCTGTCCCGACTATGGAAAGGGAGCAGCAAGAGTTCGATCAGGAAATGGCCCGAATTAAGCAGGCTGCGGATCAGGACATCGCCGAGATGGAGGCCGCCAGCCGCGAGGAAGTGGCACGCATCTACGCTGCCGCGGAAGCGGAGGCCGCGGCGCTTCACGCGGCGGGCATGGAGGCGCAGGCGGAGGCGACGATTGCGGCGGCTGAAGCTAGCGCACAAGCAACCATCGAGGCTGCCCAGATTGCGGCCCAGAACCGGCTACAGGTAGCCGCGATGCAGGAGCAGGGCGCGAAGGAGCGCCTGGGAGCGCAACTGGGAATGCAGTGGGCAGAGACGAGTCAGGAAATGGCGGCTAACCCGCGCGATTTCCTACAACTAGCCTTCCGGCAGGCAGGATACGGTGTGCCCGAGGCCTTACAGAGTTTCTTGCAGCCTGGCGGCGGTACGCAGCCAACCACAGCGGGCGCGCCGCCGAGCATCCAGGATATTCTCGCTGAGTACTTGGGGCAATAGCGGTGCCTGCTGTAAGTAATGCACAATTCAGGCTTTTCAAGGGAATCTGTGAGGGAACGATTCCGAAAGAGCGCTGGCCGGAGGGCATGACACGAGAGAAAGCGTGCGAGTTTGTTGAGGGACAGTCGCCCAAAGGCTTGCCCGAGAAGGTGGAAGGGGCTGCGAGAGGAGCGGTTGTTTCCCCTGGAGAAAAGACAATGGGTGAATTGACTTATAAGAGAAGGGAGGCGCTTCCCGGTGGCGCGTTTGTTTTCCCTGGGGAACGCAGATACCCCATCCACGATGTAGCGCACGCTCGTAATGCCTTGGCTCGGGTTTCACAGCACGGAACCGCTGACGAAAAGGCGAAGGTGCGAGCCGCTGTGAGGCGTAAGTTCCCTAGTATTGACGTTTCGCCAAGTAAGGCAGCGCAGGGCAAGGTTCTATCTGGGCCATCGCTTGTCCGAGTGGGCAAACACGACGACGAGTATGGCTTTCTGATGCCTGGCTCCGTCATCGCGCCGATGCGTAAGGGGGAGAAACCGACTATGGCTGGTGGATTGAGAGCGGTACTAGAGCAATTATTCGAGAGCCTTCCTGAGGGCCAAACTCAGGGGATGCAGCGTGGCGGGGTGGTCAATAGATACGCTCGTTCCACAGGGAGGGTGCCACAAAACCGCACGGCTGTAGGCCCGATATGGCAACTGAGACGGGCCGCAAGTCAGACGCCGTTTGCAAGGCACCTCGCCCGGTCCCCTTCGCACAAGCAAGCACCCTATCACTACCCAGGTCGGAACCCTAGCGCCGTATTGGATTGGTGGAATCCCAGGCAAGTACAAAAGAATCCTGGCGCTCCTACTGGGGCGCAGGCTGGGGCCGTGGCCTGGCCTGAAGGCCCCTTGGCCAGTGAACTCTCGTCCTATATGCGAGGCTTTGAGGCCGAACATGGCCGTCGCCCCTTGGTGGGATCCGAGGTACTACCTTGGTGGCGCGAGTTGCAGGCCGGACGAGCAGCGGGCAGCACCGAACCCTACGTTTACCCAACTCCCACGCCGAGGCCCATGCCCACGCCCGAGCCCGGCCCTGCCTTCACCCCTAGACCTAGCGGATGGGGGGGAGGCAGACCAGGGGTTGAGCGCTTGAGAAGGCAGTATCCTCGGGCGAACGTTCAGCCCTCCACGGCCCCAACACGGCAGTTGAGACAGCAGCCAGGAACGAACCTATCCCAGAGTCGGTGGAGTGCTGGGCAAAGACGATGGATCCCCAAACAAGGGTCTCCCGTTTTTGCTGCCCAGGAAGGGGCTACAGTAGAACCCACGCTACCCGCCGAGTTCTTGGACATTCCCTTTATCCGTGACCTCATGCGAGGCCAGGGCACCAGCATCCTCCAAAGGATGGTCGGCACAGCAGAGCCATTCGGCCCTGGCGTGGGGATGCCCAACTGGCAGGCGATGAACTACTACGATTACCTAAAGCGACCCGAGTGGCAGCAAGGAATGACGCAGGGTATTGCCTCGGCGTTTGGGATGCCGCCCGAGCAGGCGATTGAGCAATCGCGACGGGCGACGGGCAAGACCCTTGGGGCGCCGATGCAGCGCGGCTTCGTGCCAACGATGAGGTAGACATGGCCTATGAATGGTGGGAAGTCGGCTCGGCGAGTGCGCCGGCGCCTTCCGCCGAACCCGATCTTGACTGGAGCGAAGTCGACAACCTAGCGCAGATACAGGCGCTTGAGCCGCGCTTTGTTCCCTACGCGGAGCGATTGTATGCAGCTACCCGGCAGGCCTTCGAGGAAGAAGAGAAGGGCAACGGAGACGGTTGGGGTTTCGTCAAGGACGTCGGCGCCGGGCTGAAGAAAGGCCTGGGCTGGACAGCCGATAAACTCGCGGACTACAATGAGCGGTTCGTAGCGCCAACGGCGGCCTGGATGTACGGGGGTGTCAAGGGCGGCGTCGAGGCACCGAACCCACTAAAGGCGTTCGCTGGCAACCGCGAGGAGATGGAGAAAGCCGAACAGACACTGGGTAATCTCCACTGGACGGCTCGTCTAGCCTTGGAGTTCGCAGCCGACCCGTTAGTGTGGGGGACGCTGCCCCTGACGATGGGCGGCGGTACGTTGGCGAAGGTCGCAGGGAAATCGGCCCAGCTAGCGGCAAATGCCCACAGGGCGGGCAAGGTCGCCACAGCCGGACAAGAGGCGGCACTGCTTCTCTACAACGTGGGAAAGACTGCCGACATGGTTGGACACATCCCCGACCGCTTGATGATGGCGGCACTCAAACCAGTTGGGGCAGCGGTTGGCAAGGTGCCATTGTTGCCAGTGTCCACCGCCGAGGGCGGGGTGATGGGTATGAAGCTGGCACCACTGGGCAAGATGGCGAAGACGACCCAGTTGCGCCGCACCTATGACGACACGATTACTGGTCTTCGAGCGCTCAGCTACCACTTTATGGGCGAGGCTGATGAGACCGTACGCTTCCAGCGTGCCCTGGGCGAGATCGCTGAAGGGCGGTTAACAGAAGATGCCAGGAAACTGCTCACGGCGGCGGAACGAGACATGGCCGACGACCTTGTGCGGTTTAAGAAGGACATAAACCTGGGCGACTACATCGAGAAGCTGGGACGGCCCGACGAAGACATTATCGGCGTCACGCAGGAACTAGCGCGCAACCTACGAGACGTACGATCTGTGGCATGGAAAGTGCCAAAGGCGGCGACTGAGAAAGAACTAGACAGCGTGATGGCGAATGCCAATCGCCTCTATCGCGGCAGCATGATGACATGGGTATGGGGCGTGTTGTGGTCGACGAACTATATGTTCCAGAACATGATCACCGACCTGATGGTGGCGGGGCCGTCCGCTCTATATTACGGCGTGAAAGCGCGGATCGGCAAGACGATCATGCCTAATATCCCGTATGCACGGCTCCAGGCAGACCTCGCCAAGCGCAACGCTACGGTGCTTCAGAGTACGGCGCTTCGGAGGATGAGGTCGCCCGAGGAAATGCTTGCCTTCGTGCGTGAGATCGCGGTCGACCAGGGTTTGAACCCAGACGAGCTTTTGCTTCGGATCGGAGACCAGATTGGCACAACATCCTTCATGGCACCAGCGGGGATGAGGACAGACTCGGGCTTTGTGGTCAATCAGTTGGCAAAGATGGTGAACGCCAACGCGCCAGAGATGGGCAGCTACGAGAGCCTTGTGAAAGCGATAATGCACAAGTTGGCTACGGGAGGCGAGGTTGCGGCGCTAGCACCGTTGCGTTGGGCGCAGTGGTGGGACTCGACGATGTGGATTGGCTGCATGGAGCGCCACATGGCTAAGAACATGCGCCAGGCCGCGATAGACAGCCCCGAAATGGGGGGAATCGCGGCGACCCTCGCCAACATCGGGAAGACAGAGGAGTTTAAGGCACTGCCCGGCGACGTGCAGCAGGCATTGATGATGACCTGGGAACGCTCGGTAACGCCAGACGACATCATACGACGTACGTTCGACCTGGCGAAGGCGACAGGTGAGTTTACGCAGGTATCCTCGCTTTCTTCGGCAGTTCCCTTGACGGAAGCGACAACGGAAAGCCTCGACAAGGCGATCATGCGAGTCTTGCGAGCCACGGGTAAACAGAGGCACTACGAGGGCTTTGACCGCTTTTGGAGCAACGACCTCCTGGCCGACGTTTACATCCCGGCAAGCCGTCAACAGATAGACATGCGCCAAGAGTACGCCGTTGGGCTAGCGCGAGAACGCAATTTCACCACAGACCAGATCAAGGAAGTCAGCGATCACATGATGGCGGCCTCTAGTTCCTTCCAAGATGAGATGGGAGCCGTGGAGAAACTGCTGGCCAAGAAGGGCGGACTGACCGGCGACCAGGCCGAGGCCCGGCTGGTGGCACATGTACGACGGGCCAACAGTTATTCCGTCAGGGCCAACTACATCCAGGAGACGGTCGCTAACACGGACCTTGGTGCCGCTGAGGTAATCGAGAGGCTGAACAAGCTGCGAGGCGGCATCGGCGAAACGGGCAAGGAAACCCGCTTCGCTGTCGCCGAGATGCACAACGAAGTTGACACTGTTGCCAACAAGATTAGACGTGGCGCCGCAGATGCGGAAGAGGCGTGGACGGCTCTAGCAGAGAACCCTAGATATGGCATCGGAGCCGACATGGGCGTGTTTGCTACGCGAGAGGATGACCCAGGCGTCATCAGACGACTTTGGAGTGCTGACAAACTCGGGACAGACCGAATGTGGGGGCAGATGGAGCGAAACCGCTGGGCGGGAATCAGCCCTGAACATGCCAAGTTGGTCGCTGCTGAGGGTGAATTGCCAAGGTGGGTTAGCTACATCCGGCAAACGCTCAAGGGCGAGTGGAAGAAACAGATGAACACCCTGACCCAATTCGAGTCGGGCCAGGTAGTCGATACGGCAATGCGATACGCACGAGAGGTCGCCGAGCAGGTAAGGGCCATGCCAGCGGAGGCAAGCAGCAAACGAGCGGGTCTTCTGCTGAAAGCGCAGAACGACTCTGTAGAAGCGGCTAACGCCATCTTGGGCAACTTCTATGAGGGCGTGACCAACTTCGATGAACTCGTGCGACACATCTTCCCGTTTGTTCGGTGGTCCACCAGGGCACCGGCGATTGTGGCCCGATATACGGGTCGCAACCCGTGGTTTGTACCACAGGTGTCGCGGTGGGTTACTGAAACCGAGAAGGAGAATCTTTCCTACTTTGGGGCATGGATGCCGACGGCGAGCATCCCGCTCGTGGGGACGCTGCTTGCGGAACCCGCACGGCAGTTTGCACCCTACCAGATGATTCGTCCCATCGTAGGCGGGCCGGAGATATTCGGGCGCGGAACAGCACAACAGGCGCTCTCCACGCTAGGCGTGGCGGGTTTCTTCCCTGGCCCTCTCCCACAGGCTGTTATCGGCCGTCTAGCAGGCGAATCTACATCGCCGACGGGCGAGTTCTTGCCCGGACAGAGGGGCGTCACGCAGCCGATGATGGTGGCGGGCCAGGAACTGAAGGCCCTGGCGGAGAGCGCAGGACTGCCAGGCGAACTAGCAAACGCGGCGAATGCGCTGGGGCTACCCGAGGAAATCCTGGGCACCTTGGCGGACCTAGCCTATGGCGAGGTTAGCCAGGACATCTTCCACCGAGACGTAGAGCGTGAACTGGTCAACATGGGATTGGACATTGCGGAGGTAGAGGAGAACAGCGATCAATGGCGGCAAGCATCCCGCGCGGTAATGACACGACGAGCTATCCGCTTCGTATTGCCGTTCTTCCAACCCATCTCCGATGAGCAACTGGCCTACACGCGCAAGCAAGCCGATGCATTCATACGGGTCGGTATTTCCCAGGCGGAGCAAATAGCCTTGCGACGCGAAGGCAAAAGCCCCTGGGACATGCTGAACCGAGAGCAGTCAGCAAAGGTATCCAAGTTCATAGGCGAAGAAGAGATGCGCCGGCGGGCAAAGGTGGTGCCGCTCGGTCTCACTGAGGGCGAGGCGAAGACATGGTACACGGTGCAGAGCGCACGCGCCTTAGTGCAACTGAAGTATGACGACCTGCATAGCAAACTAGGCGAACTGGGCTTGATGTTCCAGAAGGGCGAGATCACGGGGCGCGAGTACCGAGAGCAACGCGGCGAACTGAAAGGAAACAACTACTACGAGGTACTCGCCGTCAGACAGCAGGCTATCGCTGAGAGAAAGGGCACGAACTTCGCTGCCGGCTTGGACGAAAACGGTGTTCGGCGCGAGTGGCAGGGACTCACAGAGTCCATGCGGTCTAGCGTAGGCGCCACCGCTCCGAGAGCCCTTCAACCAGAGGACGAGGCACTGGAAGGCTATCAGGAGATTCGGGCGGAGAACTACCTGCAACCCGACGGCGAGATCGACTGGGCCTCGTACAAGGATGAGCAAATCCGCTATCTAACTGCTGTTGCGCCACAACACGCGGAGTACATCATCCGCTATGAGCAACGATTCGAGGAAGAACTGCCGGTAGAGCAGATGTACCGTCAGGCACTGAAGGACATCGACGAGTGGGCGCGTATCCCACGCTACGTCGGCGTCAGCCCGCAAGACCAGTGGCGGATCAGCGGGGTGCAAACAATGGTTGGTGCCCTGCAATCAGTCTTCCGACGCATGACGATGGGCGAGAGGAGCCTGGCTGGCCGAGACGCGGTAACGATTCTGGTTCAGCAGGGCAAGATCAGTTCCCAGGACGCCATACTTTATCTTACGGCTACACCCAAGAACTACAACCCCGAAAGTGAGTATTACAGATACACACACGACCTCCTTGGGCTATTTGGACTCGATGGTAGCCAAGGGCAATACCTGAATGAACCCGCCCCGCTAGAACAGGCCACCGAAGCGCGGGCAGAGATAGCCACGCAGTAGCCCCAGAATGCCCTCAGACAGCCTGAGGGCCACGCCACGGCCCCCCTAGGGTCTGACTGGTGTTTGACATCATCATTAAATAACGCGATCAACAGCGCCACGAAATGTGGCTAGCCACGGGGGAGGTAATCTTCGTGCTCGATGACGAGAAGGTTGACGACAAGACGGAGGGCTCCGAGGGACAGGAGCCACCCGAGGACAAGCCCGAAGGGGAAGAGGAACGCCAGACGGGAACGGGCGAGGAAGCGCCCCACGTTGACCCACTGGCTGCGCTTCTAACCCCCGAGGGCCAGCGAATGCTCGGTCAGGCGACTGAGCAGATCATCTCGGCGCGTGAGGCCGAGCGGCAGGCGCAAGCCGATGAGAGTGCCTTGCTAGAGAAGCCTGACGAGGAACTGGGCAGGCAATACAAGGAAAGCATAGCGAGGCAGCAGCAAGCACGCGATCTCATGCCAGATGTCCAGAAGGGCTTCTATCAAGGCGTGGTCGCGGACTTGATCAAGACGGTGCCTGAACTGACACAACTCACGCCCGAGGAGAAGCAGGCGGTTCTTAGCCCCAACCTGCGGAGCGACGCCGAGGTGCTACAGGCACTGATGAACGTCGTCGGCGAGAAGCGGGCGGCCAGTCTCACGGAGGCAGCCGTGACGAAAGCGCTCGCCGACCGCGACCAGGCCAAGACACAAGGGGACATCGCCGAGAAAGACAAGCAGACGGTGCCCGGATTGGGGAGCGGCTCGCCGGTCGGACCGACGGGCGACAAGACCCATCACGACGATCTGCTCTCTGAGTATTTCAGAGAGAACCCTATCGAGTAGGGCACCCATTCGCAAGAGGTGAAACATGGCACTAACACTAGCTGACTACGCCGCCTTGCAGGAGACCAAACTCCGCAAGGGGGTAATAGATGCCCTGGCGGACTTCACCCGCATGGGCACGCTGTTGCCGTTTCAGTCAACCGACGCGCTGGACGCCACGGTGGTCTACCGTTCTGGCTACCCAGCCATCAGTTGGCGGAACGTCGGCGGCACACCTGGCGAGGACAAGGCGACCTTCGCCCAGCGCACCGAGGCGCTGAAGGCCCTGTCCGCGAAGATCACCGTTGACCGCCTGGTACTCAAGGCCAAGAACACTGTCCAGGACCTCCGTAAGGCGCAACTCGACTCGCATGTCGAGTCCATCGCTATGGAGTTCAACGACATGTTCATCAACGGCGACCCGACCGCAGACGAGGCCCAGCCTGCTGGCATCAGGTATCGTATGGATAACGAGGCGCGCTTCGCCGACCAGACCATTTCGCCCCCGAGCGCTGCCTACGACGTGGACCTTGACAGCGCTCACATCCACGTCTGGCTTGACCTCATCCACGAGGCCATCGACCGCGTTGGCGGCAAGCCGTCGGCGATCATCCTGAACCGCCAGACGAAGCTACGGCTCACGGGCGTTGCCCGACGCGAGAGACAATATCGGGTCGACAAAGATCAGTGGGATCGTCGGGTTGAGAACTTTGACGGCATCCCCTTGATCGACCTTGGCCCGAAGCTCACTGGGGCACAAAAGGGCGCTGCTTACGCTGCGACCGACCAGATTCTTCTCAACAACGCCTACGGCGCAAGCTCCAACGCCAGCGAGATGTACGTCGTGCGGTTCGGGGACGACTACCTGACTGGCATTCAGAATGGCGACGTGACGGTCGAAGGTTTCGCCAAGGACCCTGGTAACCCCCAGAACTTGGTGGCCTACGTCGAGTGGGTCTGCACCATCGGCATCTTTCGACCCGATGCTATCTGTCGCATCGACGAACTCTTGATCTAGGAGGTGGAGAGATGTTTGACGAAAGCCTAGAACTGTTCCACAGCGATGACCTGACGGCGGCCACTAACGTTGCCATAGACGAGACGGGAACGGCAGTTGCCCTCCCCCAGGGCTTCCCCAGGTCGGGCCTGGCCCTGGTAGCGCTCGTGCAGAAGGCAGCCACCGTCAACCGCCCGCTAACCATTGCCCTTGAGTACACCGTCGACGACTCCAACTACGAAAACGCCTGCGAGATCGTCTACACCGCTACAAAGGGCGCTCGGGTTGAGCGCTGGGCGGCTAACCTGCTCGACCTGGTGGCCGGCGGCTTCGACACAAGCCTGATCAAGGTGCGGGGAAAGATCGACTGTCCCTCCCACGCTGACGTTCCCGACTTTGATCGCGTCTACGTTTACCTGACGCCGGTCGGCTACTAGAAGACGACGATACTCGCCGTCTGAGCAAGCGCCCTCTTTCCGAGCGATTGGAAAGGGGGAGGGTGGGAGGTGGGCAGAGAAAGATATGAACCATTCGCAGATACAAGGCGAATTGGGCTAGGGGGTCTTTGCGCCATGCAGCGGAAGATACTTAGAGAGACGATCATGGCGGGTCTGGGCCTTCGGCTACCCACATGGCCGGAGCGCTACTACACGATCACCGCTATTGATGACGCTGACTTAACCATCCCCGACCTGAAGATGGACTTGGCGGAGGCACATGGCGCCGAAGACCTGTACTTCAACCATGAGGAGGCGTTCAGTGAGGCCAACCAGATTCGGGTCGATACCTGGGGCTACCCCACGAATGATGTCGTGACGTTGGCGAAGGCACCGACAGGCGTGGCCCAGGACGACAAGTGTGAGTTCTATGTCGGAATGCCGGCGGGCGAGGTCAACGCAGCCATCGACGAAGCGCTGGCATCGCTTTGGTTCCTGGACACGGCTGAGGTTGCGCTGACAGCGAACCAGAACGAACTCGACCTCACGGCGAGCGTGTCGTGGCTGAAGAACAGCGGACAACTGCTTGAGATGCTCTACCGACAGACAATAGCGACAAAGAAACTAACGCAACGAACGGCGGTGGAGTTCGATTGGGACGACATCGTGGAGAGCGGCGCGCAGAAGCTAATGATCTACCTGTGGGACGTGCCGAGCGATGTCACAAGCATCGTTTTGCAGGTGCGGGGTAAGCACTACTATGACGCCCTTGCAACTGACACGACGGACACGACCTGCCCGCAGCCCCTGATTGTAGCGGCGGCGAAGATGCGCGTTATCAAGAGGCTGCCCGAGCGGATCAAGGAGGCGTTTGTGGGGAAGCTGATCAGCGCACAGCAGGATCTCGCCGAGGCGCGGCTACAATTCCTGCCGCTTTCGTTGGACAAGCCATTAAGCCGTCGCAATTACTGGCGAGGGCCAGAGGTTCCCTGCGATGGCAAATGGAGCTGGTAGATGGGCTTTAAGAGCTACGACGTTGAGCTAGGCGGCATCCCCCTGATGCTCGCCACGGACAAACAGGGCAAGCAGAGCATCGACTTCGGCAAAACAGCACGGGAGCCTGGCCCAAGAGCCGAAATCGGCAGCATCGTTATGCCGTCATTCCATCACGGTCCGGGGCAGTTGTTGGCCAACGATCCAAGGGCGGTGAGATTGGCCACGAACGTCGACATCTCGGTGCCAAGCAGGGTCTACCCTGCGGGGGCGACCACCGTACTGTTCACGGCTGGCGCTGACGACGATCACTACTGGAACCAAGGCGGCGGTTCAATCATTGTGCCCAAGCAGGGCAACCCTACAAACGCCCCGAAAATCTATTTCGTCACGGCGAAGCGAATCTACAGCGTGGACACGTCAGACGACAGCGTGGCGACGGTATACACCAACCCCTCGACCCTGGCCTTTACTGGCCAAGTGGCGCGCTATAGAGACAAGCTCTTCTTTGGCCGCGAGGACGAGGACCGCGAGGCCGCGACGCCGATTGTACTCTACCTACCCAGCGAGACGGCCTATGAGGGCACAGGAACCGATATGTCCTACGTCTTCACGGCGGCGAACTCCGTCTGGTGGGTGGCAAATCATGGTTACCTGACACCGCCCGACATCTACTGGACAGACGATGAACGTTTCCCCGGCGATCCCGTCTGCGTCACGGTCAAATACACAGGTAACGGCACCGCGCAGGACATTACGGCCATACCCTTTCAGCCCGACATTGCAATCGTCAAGGGCGACCTTGCGGAAGCGCCCGTTCTGAAGACCGACACAATGGCGGCCAACGAGAGCCGAACGTGGGATACGGCCACGATGCTCACTACGGCGATCACGGGCTTTCTCGCCGGCGGCTTCAGCGTTGGTGCCCACGACGCGGTGAACAAGGATGGGGTGGAATACGTTGCTGTTTGCTTCAAGAAGAAAGACGGGCTTATAGACACACTAACCTACGAGGGCGACGACGCTGACAATAGGGATGTCGCGTGCAGTTTCTCGCCTGACCTGACGATCGTCGCCAAGGGATCTGCTGGAACGGGGGATGGGGATGTGGTTGTGCGTCCCAGCACACTCACGGGAGACAACACATTCCTGTTCGACGCTACTACACCAATCGCCAACGCTATCCAGAGCCTGGGGGCGAGCCTGTTTCAAGTAGGTACGGATAAGAGAACGAATGAAAACGCCATCCCCTACCATGCTGTCATCTTCAAGGAGGCGCCCGACGTGCTGAACCTTAGCACTTATGATGGGGACGGCACCGATGATAGGGCGGTGGAGCTGGGCCTGACCCCAGCCTACAGCATCGTGAAGGGCATAGGCGCTGCACGCGGCATGCAGCGTATGTCATGTAAGGGCAGCGATTGGTCACACAGCTTCACGCCGCAAGGGATCTTTATCAACTGTATTCAGAAGCACACGCCAACTGGCATTGAAGTAGGCTCCGGTGCCTATGTGAACTTCGACGCCAGGGCCTACCACTGTATGGCTTTCGGCTCCACGACGAGTTTCAACAAGGCGGGGCCGTTCGGCTTGGATGCTGGCGGGTACTGCACGTGGCTACACGCCATAGGGCCGTACACCCTGCCGTTCAAGGCAGACGGGATGGTCTACGGCGTCGACGAATACGGTGCGCCGGCACCGTTCCTCGTTCACGACGAGGGAGGGGGCACGGACTTCCGTTTCGGTCATGGGGCGCGCATGGACTGGCGGGGGCGACTACTGATTCCTGCAAAGAGTTCGCTGAAGGCCCTAAACTTCCCCAGCCTCGCAGGCGAGGACGTGAACCCCTTGGCCCAACTGCCGGGTTCGGAAAACGACTACTACGAGATAGCATCCATCTGTTCAATGGGTTCCCGCCAAGCAATAGTTCTCCAGACCAGTCTTTATTTCGCCTGCTTCCTGTCGCGGGAGTACCCCGACGGCGAGTTTCTAACGCCAGCGTTCTCAATGGGCTTCTCACCGTGCTACGCGATAGAGGCGATCCAGCTAGATGACGGCAGCTACGCGGCCTACTTCCTCCACAACGCGATCGCGACGGCTGGCGTGGCGCGTATCAGCAAAACCTATGTGGCGGCAATCGACCACGTAGCAGGGCCGAGCACGGAGACCACATCGGGGGCGCTGGACACGAGCCTCTACGCCGGAGAGGGTCTAGCGGCGGGCGTGACAAAGGCCTTCCTGCAATTACGAGGCTACGCACCAGAGGCTACCGAAGCACACCCCATCACGCTCAAGTTCAGTGTGGACGGAGGCGCTAAGCAATCCCTGGGTACGATAACAAGCCCGGGGCCGTTCAGTCTAGCATTCCCCTCGACAACGGCGGCTCTTGGCAGATTCCTTGCGGCCCACCTAGATCCGCTGGGCGACGGCAACTTGGCGCTGCCACTGACAGCGGACTTCGAGCACTGCCCCGCGGTGGATGACATTATGACGTTCGGCTTCGATGTGCGAGATGTCATGATCACCGCTCTTGGAGGCATCTCGAAACGCAGAGCGGCCCACGAAACGCAGCAGGCCCTAGCCGATATGCAGGGACAGATAAAGACAGTGAAGTTCGCTCAAGGGCGTCCCGACTGGACAGTGCGAGTGGAGGACGTGACCTCGCAGAACATCACGCGCAGGGCCTTCGGGCAAGGCGAGGAGAACCTAGTGTTTGTCGTTGTACGGAGGTTAACGTAATGGACGCTGAAACCCTGCGGGTGCTTGTCCAGGGCGGTGCTATAAGCTTGGCGCTTGTGGCTCTTGGCATCGTCTTTTACACGATCAGGGCGCTCTTGAACCACCTGCCCCACATAGCGGAGGTACTGACAGGGCTCGTGGCCGAGGTTCGCGCCATGCGGGAAGAGATAAACGAGTGGCGGAAAAAGTAAGGTCCCCTGACGGACTGTCGCTAGTAGACCCTAGTCTACGGCGTCGGTTCACAGGAACTGGCGTTGCCGTTCTCGTGCCCACCTATAAGTCACTGCCGGCGCGGGGCGCGCGTCCGGGCGAACTCGCCTTCCTTCGGACGGGTACGGGCCTCTATCTCTATTACTGGTCGGAAACGGCTTGGGTGTTGCTCGCGACGCCAGGAGGCATGGAGCAACACAACCTCTTCTCTATCGTACACCCCGACGTGGACGAAACGGACACGCCGCAGGCAGACGATGTACTAACCTATGAGGACGGAAAGTGGAAAGCGAAGCCTAGCGGTGGCGGTATGGTCCAGCACGGGGACGAATACCACACGGGCAGAATCGAGGATGCTGGGGCATCATTGCCTGGCTCTGGGGAGAACGGCGAACTCCTCTATCTGACGGCTGACAAGCATATATATTTGTATCAGACATAGCAAAGGGGGATCGATATGGCGGGTTGGAAGAAGGTACTCCTAGAGGGAGATGCATCAGAACTGTCCGACGCAACCCCCGAAGCCGTAGGAACGGCCGGTGGCGCTGGGACGGGTTCGGCGGCCTCCCGCGAGGACCACGTTCACGCCCTTGGTGCCGGTGTGGTGGACGACGCCACCATTGAGCTGTCTTTAGGCGTCCTGGGTGTAAAGGAGGACGGCATCGGGGCAACCGAGATAGACGACGCGGCCACCGACATCGCTTTTGCCCAGATCATCTTGACACCTGCTGCCGATGGCGTGGGAACGGTGGAGGGCACCCTGTTTTTCGATAGCGATGACAAGCACCCATATGTCTATCAGGCATAGGAGGTAGAAATGGGTATTGCGGAGGAGAGCCTAGGCAAACTGCTTGAGGCTGAATACCGCCAACAGAGGGCTAAAGCTGCCGATGACCTTTACAACGCCCTAGCCGGCACCCTCAATGAGCAAAGACCCAGCATTGAGACAGCCCTCTATGTGCTTGAGTCCATCAAGGCGAACCTGGTGAACAGAGAGAGAGCTGCTAAGGCACCACCACCTGCTGAATCCGCAAGGGTGCCCGAGAAGATAGGCTGGAGGGAGACTCGTGAGCGGATGGAAGCAACTCCTCCTGGAGACTGACCTAGACGCGCACGAGGCTGCCGAAGACCCTCATTCGGTGTACCAGAAGGAGTCGGAGAAGGATGAGGCCAACGGCTACGTGGGCCTGGATGGGGACGGCGCGGCTACACTTGATGAGATTAAGGAGAAGACCCTCGACGCTGGCGTCATCGTAGACACCTCGAAGATCAAGGACTGGCTGTTCTACCCCGACCCCGTGAACAATCCCAACATGAGGGTGGGCAAGGTCGGCACCCTCTTCTATTTTTCCTTCGACGCTGAAAACTTCATCCTGTATGCCAGCACCATAGGCAAGTGGCATTTCTTCACTGGTGCTACCTCTCAAATGGAGGTGTCTGATGGACTCATTGACGCCAAGGGTAACCCCATCCAGAACGTCGAAGACCCTACGAATGTCCAGGACGCCGCGACCAAGAACTACGTGGACAAGGGCGGTACACTCAATCCATCGTCACTCACATCCGACCACACGGCGATAGGGGCAAAGGCAACCCTTACCGCTGGCACTGCCCTGGTGTTTGGGGAGGCTTGCTACATCGGCGGCGACTCCAAGATGGAGAAGACTGACGCCGATGCTGAGGCTACGTCGCGCTGCTTCGCTATGGCCCTCGCCACTATTGCTGAGAATGCGTCTGGAACGTTTCTCCTGTGCGGCTTCGTGCGCGATGATAGTTGGGACTGGGCGCCTGGGGGATACGTTTACTTGGACACTGAGACTGCTGGCGGGCTGACACAAACGGCCCCTAACGGGACAGATGATTGCATCGTCATCGTTGGCAAAGCCTATACAGCCCACGTCATGTACTTCGACCCGACGATGATAATCGTGGGGCACCTCTAATGCCTGCCATACAGCGCGTGAGTCAAACGAAGGACGCGATAGAGATAGACCTGGCCCTGCCCGACATGGCGCGAGCGGCAGGCCTGGGGATGAAGCCTGTGGCCGTGTCGCCCCACAAAAGCGGGTATGCTCGGCTCCGCATTCCCGCGAAGGGAAAGAAACCTGCCCAGCTTGTCGAAACGCTCAACTCCCACCTGCCGCCGGACCTCATTGACTTCGAGGCGGTTCTTGATGAACAGGGCCGTCTGACCTTTACCAACCGCTGGCAGGAGGAACCGAAGCCTGCGCCCAAGAGTCCTGGCACGTGTCTGTTCTTCGATGGGGTTGAGAGCACTGATACGACATTCTGGACTAGCAGCAGCGGCTCATGGGCTGTCATCTCCAAGCTGGGGCGCTACTGGTGGCGCAACGACAACACAGGGCGTCTGGCGACCCATTACTACGGCGCAGACGGTAGTACGACATACCTTACCGACCTGTATGTCCGCTCGAACTTCCTCTTTGACGCCGAGCCTGACGGGGATAAGCCGCTCTTCAGCATCCTGGCCAGTGGAGACGATTACATACGGGCCTACTACAACTCCGACAGGCACCTGTGCCTGCTGTTCAACACCAGCACGGATGAGGGCAGCGTGACCCTGGCACTGGACACGGTATACCGCATTGAGATGCACGTCTGGGAAATGTCTGGCGAGGGAGACCCCTGGGGTGCCACCTTACGTCTGTACTCAGCGGACAACGTCCTGCTGGAGACGCTGGAAATCCTGAACGAGCAAAACCCAGCGTGGACGGCCCAGTTCGTCGCCTGGGGAAGCACTGTCCTCCACGGCG